AGTTATAGCAGGTGATTACGTGGCATGGGACAAACGTCTCAATGCTCAGGCCATCTACAAAGCAGTTGAACTCATCAATGAATGGTACGATAAGGATGACTCGATCTCGCCAGAAGTTAAGTCTTTGAACGCGAGAGTTCGGCTTTTATTAGCAGTTATTCTTATACATTCAAATGTTGTGGTACAAAACATCATGTATCAAACTGAACAAGGACTCCCTTCAGGTGTCCCGATTACGTCGGTGCTTAACTCAGTTGCGAATTGGCTGTATCTGTACTCAGCTATATTCCAAGTGTTGGAGAGCAAAGGCAAAGGTAATTTGGTCCTGCCGCATGAATTGAACGAACATGTGGAGTTGGCGCTCTATGGCGATGATCATATCATTGCCTTGAGTGCATTACTTAGGGAATTTGTAACGTTCCGCGACATTCGGGATGTATTTACCGAACGTCGTGTAGGTTATACAGACGCGAACAAAAATGACAATTCGGATTTTGATTTTGAAAATTTGACTGATGTGACTTTTCTCAAAAGAAAGTTTAACGTGCAAGGAGATCGCGTTTACGCCCCCTTAGATATAGTCTCTGTCGAAGATCAATTGAACTGGATTAATAAAAATAAGACCATGAACGATTTTGAAGTTCTGGCCCAGTGTTTCAATGGTTTTCAGATAGAGGCCCATTTGCATGGTAAAGCCTATTTTGATCAGAAGATGGAAGCCTTGCGCATCGCGCTCGAAGAGTGCACTAGCGATTTAAAAGCTGATGCGTTGGTGCGGCTGTCAAATTCTGAGTATAAAGATCATTGGTCTCAATACAATGACCAATATTCGCAATTGTAAGGTTGCGTCTTTTCTTTATTACTGTTGATGTAGTTGAGGTGTCCTACTAGGTCTGCGAAAGCAGTGGTTATCTTTAGATTGCCTAATAGTTGATTCCTACAGAAGCAGCAATATATAACTTTAACTAAAAAAAAAAAAAAAAAAAATATTAAAAAAACGGAAAAACATCGTGAGGGAAAAGA